AGCCAAAGAAGAAGGCTATCGAGAGAAGCCTTATTACGATCATCTAGGCTATCCAACGGTAGGGTATGGGCGGCTGCTTGGGCCTAAAAGGGCTGATCTGCATTTATACTCCGGCGCGATCTATGAGAAAGCTGAAAGGGTTTGGTTAAGCTGTCACATCGAAAGCGTTACCCAAGCTATTTTGAAATCCACCCTTAAAGACGCTTATCAGAATTGCGACGAGGTTCGCCAGGCGGTACTGGTTTCGATGGCGTATCAAATGGGCGTTGATGGGTTAAGTCGCTTTAAGAAAACCATTAAATTCATTGAAGATGGCTTATTCGATTGCACCGCAATGGAAATGCTAGAAAGTCGATGGGCAGATCAAACGCCTGAGCGGGCAGAGCGCCATGCTGATATGATGCACAGCGGCGAGTTGTTGGAGTTTTACGGTGATTGAGATTATCCGGTTAATACGCCTCGCGCTTGAGATAGGCCGCGACATTTGGAGGGAGCATAAAAGCAATGAGCACGAAAAAGAAATGGAAGAAATCTCTGGCGATGTTCGTGATTATTTGCGCGACAACTACAGGGTGCGCGACGAGCCCACCGAAGTGCCAGATCCCGACACTGAGGTTTAGTTACGAGGAAACCGCCGAAGGTATCCTTATACCGGACGAGCAAATGGTGTTAGTATTACAGCACATTGCACAACTTGAATATTGTTTAAAAGAGGACTAAAGATGGAACAGGTACAATGGCTAATGGCAAACTTTGAAGTCATCTTCGGAGCAATTGCCGCAATCGTTGGGGGTTTAGTCGTATTGGCTACCTTTACGCCAACGCAAAAAGACGATCAGGTTCTTGGTAAGATACAAGCGGTTATTAGTCGCGTATCTCAATATCTGGCTGATAAGAATAAGTAATTCAATTCATAAAGGTCTTGAATACTAACCATTTGATTCATTTGTGCGGGGCATCATAATAGACTCTTTTCGGAGCCTATTATGATCGCACTTGCCATTACCTATCTGTTTATCTTTGTTCTGGATCAGGTTATACCTTAACCTTCCCTCCACGCCACAAACCCGTTGCAGCATTACAAGTTACTTGCTGTCGCTTGCCGCCTTTATGAGTCACCGTCTGAGTGTGCGACCAGCTAGAAAACCCTTTGTTATATCCGAGGTCTAGCTTGCTGCATGTTCCCGCGCTTGATGCTCCGGCAATGATCCAGGCCGCGTGCGAATGGCCGGTGCTAGTCTTAGCGCCCGACTTCGCAAACTGAGCAACCGAACCCCTTGAGCCATTCTGACCAGTGTGGCCATGACGGGTAAAGTCGATGCCCTCAATAACCAAAGAGTCATTATCATTGCTATAAACCTCGGCGGTGATTGAGTTTAGTGCTTTGGCGTAAACCTCTGGATCGCGCCCTTCTTCGATAGCGGTATAAACCTCTAGCTCTAGGCGCAGGATAAACGATGCGTTTTGATGATCCCGCCGATAGTCTGACGACATAAGATAGCGGCGTATAAATTCGTCGTGATTCGACCAGATCACAATGCTCTCGCACCAATCTCGGTTTGCCTCTTTATCCAGAAATTCTCTATCGCCATCAAACTCGGCTCTAATTGAATTTTTACCTTCAAGAAACAGGCGATGCTGCGCGTGATGGTTTTTCTGCTCGTGCGGATTATGACTCTCGCCATCGGTCAAATCGTTAAATATCTGATACTTTGGTCTTAAAGTATCCAAAATACCGCCCTTGCCCCAGCACATGCGCCTTATATCCTCGTCAATGTTAACGCGGTGAATGTCGCCCCATGAGAGAACGGAAACGCCTTTAAGCGGCCTTGCAGCGCCTCCTCGCATGGATAGCTCAGTTCCGCAATCATCAAAGTCGCCCTTTCCGTTTGCGGTTATCTGGCGAGCGAACCAATTACCATCTGGCATTACCTCAACCAATAGCGCACCGAAAACGTGGTGGAACTCGGCCTTTTGTCCGGCCTTTTGCTGAATGTAATTTTTAAGCGTACAAGCGCCGGTACTATATAAATGCTTGGCCGGTTTATCCATTGCGGTTGGAACCGGCTCCATTCTGACTTTGGTGTGCGGGATTACGCTAGATGCCTCGCCGGTATAGTCGGCCATTCCAGAACAAGGATTGACAGCGGTTGGCAGGATTTGCAGATTTGAGCACCAGGCTAGTGTCGGCGCGAGAAGGGTTAAGTCTTTAGTAATGTACGGCGCAATCTCGTCAGCAAACCATTCGCTTAATGTAATATCAGACTCTTTTCCTTTCTTCTCGTTGCTGGTGTTCAAGCTGGTCTTTTTGTAGGTGAAGCTGGAAACCATAATCTGCGCGTCGATTACTCCCGCAAAGGCTTCAAGGTTTTCCCAGAACCCGCGATGAATATCCGTATTGTTCTGGGCGCAGGTTAATAGGTATCTAGTGCACCCCTTAACTGGAAGCGGAAGCTTAACGATTTCCGTCTGCTCAAGCTGGCCCAAGCTGGACAGCTTTTCTTCTGCCGCGTGTCGATCAACAAACCTGTCAAATGTTCGGCGGTCTAACCCCAGATGCTCCGATGTTCTTTGAGACGACATACCAAAGGAACGCCATAATTCTAAGCGCCGCTCGATTTCTTTTTTGGATAGGTTCGCTGCCATTATTTAATCACCTTGTCGGACTCGGTTTGGGTCTTGGCCTCTTCTGCCTTCTCAAGCACAGCCAGCGCCCTCCAAGCAGCACCAGCCCAATCGCCTTCTAAGGCGTGTCTAAGCATTGCATCTTCATCATCGTTTGATTTGTTTCTATCCCAATGAAGCTCTGCGTGACCATGTTGCTCGCCGCCTATCTGAGATTGCAGCGCAACTTTGGCTAAGGCTCTTGGGAAGTATTGAAACAGCCCTCGATATAACGGGTATCTCTTACGCTCTGCCGCGTCCTCTGGTAATAAATCACTCATAGATAATCTCCATTTCTAAGGCCACAGCTATCGCGTGTTCTGCTCTAGCCCCTTTTGAATTTTCCCAACCTGTGAGCATGTAAATCGCGTCACACTCACAAACCGCGATACAGCAACGCTTGAGCGCGGCGCGGTAATCGAAGTTTTCAATATCGCCATTAGCGTCCGGCTCTATGCCTAGCTCTCTGTCCATATCGGCGGGGCTGATTACTCTTTCGTAGACACACATCTGAAGGTGTTGTTTTGCCCGATCAAAAGCCGCAAAGTTATAATTCTCATAACCCGTCATCGGGCCAGCAATGTAAATGCTCTGTTTGTCTAGTGCGCCCATCACTCACACTCCTCGCAAACAGGCGGCGCATTAGGTGGGTAGGGGTAATCTTCAACTGTGGTATATGGCGAAACATTCTCCTCTGGCTCGCCGTGTGTGAAGTCTAGGGTTTCGTCTTTTTCTTTTCCGTTCATCACTCCTCCCATCTCATAAGCGCCCCAACAAGAAAAGCTACGGGCAGCGTTAAGGTAAATCCAAGCCAGTTGACCTCTTGGCCGTAGGTCATCGAGATAGCCACTATAACAGAGGCGTATAAGCCTGTCATTTTTACCCCATTTTTCAGCACGTTACAAATCATTTCTGACTTTGTATGCATGTGGAAATACCTCATTGTGTCTGAGTTGTGCCATTGCCAATATAGGCGGTTAAGTTTTTTCTTAATGCTCATTTCACTCTCCTATTTACTAAATCCGACACAGCCGCGATTGCAAGCTGGTCTTCTGTGTAGGGAACCTTGTTAAGCTGCGCCCTATGCCGCTTCACTCTATCCATCTGAGCATGTACGTCAGAGGGGTGCAAACCGTTCTGTCTGGAGAATGCGGCTATTGACACAACTCACTCTCCATATATTTTTGGTAGTTTGATAGGGCGCTCTTTGCAATAGATATTCTTGTCTTTTCCGAAAGGATATAAGTATCACTGCCGAGAATTTTCAAAGCCTCTACTAATTCGCTCAAAGCCTCTCTAAGCCTCTCGTTCTCGCTGGTTAGGGATTGATATTCTTCCCACTGTTCGGCGGTTATAATTCGACTGCCATTAGCCAGCGGCGGGTTAGCGTTTCTTAGATCGCTTTCTTTTGCGGCTAGTGCTTGTCTGATCGCTTCGTCAACCCCGTGGTATTTCCAAGCGTCTTGCGGCGGGTCAGTCAGTAGTATTCTCCCGTGACACATTGCAGCCAACCTCAAAGCCTCTGCCGTTGCTTCAACTGCGTCGGGCTGGGGAGTGGTGCTTACTTCATCTCGGGCGCTCTCGCACTCTACACACTCAAATTTATTTGCCCCGTGCTTGCAGCATAGGCCGCAAATACAATCTTCGGGCATTCCACAGCTTTGCTCACTCATTTTCCTTTCTCCATTTCTTCAATTCTTGATTCTCTTCTATTTTTATTTACCAATTCATTAGCCGCAAACTCTACTACCTGCCGCCGCGCATCCTCAGCGCCTTTACAAATCTTTACAAAGTGGC